CTACAAGTTCATACTTAACATCTTCGGGTTCAGTTGACTTTACAGATATCACATCAATTCCAAGTGGAATTGTTAGTAGTTCAGAACAACTACCTGGTGGAATCATAAGTGGAAGTGAACAACTACCTGGTGGACTAGTTAGTGGTTCTGCCCAATCAGTAGCTCATATAACTGGCGCTGATTTGGATATGGGTGGTAACAAAGTTTTATTTGGTAATGTATATTCTAATGAGGGAGATTTACCAAACGCATCAACTTATCATGGTATGTTCGCTCACGTTCACGCAACGGGTAGAGGATATTTTGCACACGCTGGCGCTTGGCATCCATTAGTAAACCTAAGTGATGGAGTACTTAGTGGCTCAATAGAATCACAATTACCAAGTGGTACAATATCATCATCAGCACAAATAACTTCTTTAGGATTTGTTTCTGAAAGTGGTGATAGTACACCTGCTGGAACAATATCAGGTTCTGAGCAGATAACATCTTTAGGATTTATATCATCTTCTGATTCAACAACATCTTTAAATTCATACACAGCATCTACTGATGTAAGAATAAATCAATTAGCATCGGAAACTGGTTCTTATCTAACTTCATTGGATAGTGGAATAGTTAGTGGAGCTGGACAAATAGGAGCTTTAGGATATATAAGTGGTTCTCAAGTATCATCTTCAATAGCATTTGATGGTAACAGAACTGTATCTAATACCGATTTACCAAGTGGAGTTTATAATAATAACTTTGGAACATCAGGTTCAATTCAAAACTTTTTAGAATCAGTATTTTTCCCAAATACTTCACCTGTAATTAATTCAGTATCATTTAGTATAGATGAATTTGAAGATATAGATTCAATAATAGGAACTGTTTCAGCTACAGATGCAGAAGGACAAACAATAACATTCGCTACTCAAAGTGGATACACCGATGATAAATTTGGAATACATCCATCAACAGGTGTTATAACCGCTAGAGCAAGAACAACATCATCACTAAATACAGATACATCTGTTTTTGCTGGTGGAGCACATCCATTCTTAATAAAAGCAACAGATACATTTAGTGGTACAACAAATAAAACAATTCACATTAGAGTAACACCTAATACCGCACCTAAGTTTAGAGAAGGTTCAGTCGGTGGAACACAAATTACATCTGTAACTGCAAGTTTCAACGAAAATTCATCTAATAACGCTTTGGTAAAAAGAGTTTACTTTACAGATGATGAAAGTGATTCAATAACAATTACATCAACTTCGATTGATAATGAACACTTTGATATTACAGTATATTCTAATTACTTCGATATAAGACAGAATACAGGTTCTTTAGATTATGAAGTACAATCATTATATACATTCGCAGTAACTGCATCTGATGAACACTTCTTATCAGCATCGCAAGGTACTGTTGGTCAATCAATTTTACCTATATCTGTAAGTGTAACTGATAATGTTCACCCAACGATAAATAATCAAACACTATCATCAATTAGTGAAAATAGTTCAAATGGAGCAGTGGTAGCAACAATATCAGCTACAGATAATGAGGGAGATACAATAACATTTAGTGATTTCACATTATATAAATTAGAATTAGATGATGCAAATGTTTCAAGCGCATCATATGGTGGTACATCACATACCGACCCAACCAATAACGCATTCCAATGTAGTGGTACTGGTCAAGTAACAAGAAAAAATGGTGTATATATAAATTCTGATTTAATTAATGAATATCAATATACAGTAAGAATTAGAGATTCATACAACACCGCATCTAACGAAGCAATAATAACAATTCCAATTTCGGATGATACACCACCAACAGTATCAGATAACTGGAGTACTCCATATGTTATCGAATCAGCAGTAAGTGGTGCTAGTGTTTATGTAAACTCAAATGGTAGAAGTGGTACAATAGCAGCATTTTCAGCAAATCAATCGGTAACTTGGACGATGAATAGTGGAAGTGGAGTATTTGATATAAATTCTTCAAATGGTAGATTATCCATAAAAACGAATTTAAGTGGTTCTACTACATCAAGTGGGGCTTTACTAAGTGGAAGTACCATAGCAACAAATACATTCGGTACAACTACAGAAACAGCATTTACAGCAAGTGTAGCAGCTAACCAAGCACCATCAATAGCATTTACAAATCAAACGGCTAAGTTTGAAACTAATTTAGCATTAGATGGTGTATGTATGGTAAGTATGAGTGTAAGTGATGATGAATCCGATACTCCATTTAGTGCATCATTAAGTGGTTCTGATTTAGAATTAGTATATTCAAACGCTAATTCATCATCAATTGGATTACATTTAACAGAAAACGCAACTGCTAGAGAATATTTCTATAGTGTAACAATCACAGACCAATTTGGTAAATCACAAACTTATAGTGATAGAAGTTTCACTGTAGCAACATCAGCTGATTATGGTAGAGTATTTGTTTACGATGTTGGATACAATATCGCAGCATATAATACAGCAGTAGCCATATCATCTCAAGATAGTTCTACACCACCAGTTGCAACACCATATACAGGTGATAGTATTGGGTTCTTAGATAAGATAGTAAATGATAATACTATTGGAAGTAGTACATTTGATTATTCTTATGGTGGTTCACAAACTGCAACAAAATTAGGTGAAGCTAGTGGTTCTAACTTACATTCAGTATTAAGAAGTATGGGAAGTAGTGGTGTAATAAGTAGAAGTAATTCTAATCATTTTGTGATTTTATTCCCAAGTGGTTCAGATATGGGAGGAATCCCAACATCTACGATAGATTCGTATGGAGGTTCAACTGTAGGACAGTATGTTTTAGAGGTAGGAACTGATGGAACAACTATTGATGGAACAAATACAATAGAAGCATCACAAATTAATCAAATAACATTAGCAACGGCTCATGTAGGTTACACAAAATGGTTTATGGTGGGTGCAACAAATCAAATTGCAAGTTCAACAAACTTTAATTTAGGATTGAATCCATCATCAGGTTCTGGAGGAGAATAATATTTATATAAAAAGAGAAAAAATATATGCCATCATTTAGTTCAAAAGTACAATTATCAAACGCAGCAACTGGTTCGAATATCGTATTAGCAGATGTTGATAGAATTAAAGGTGCGTTTAAGGTATATACATCAACTGTCCTTAATGCAACATCAGTTAATTATTTTTCTGATGGTCAAATTGTATATGTAAGTGATAGTGGTTCTCTTTTTAAAGCAACAGTAACACCTGCAAACCCACCAAGTAGTTTTGTTGATAGTGTATCATTTACAGAATTTTCATTCAATAGTGGTTCATTTGTATCGGCATCATTTGATGGTATAAAGATGTTAACGTTTTTTGGAGAAGATGTTGATGGTTCGACTAGAATTTCAATGTCTGTTGATTTATCAGAACTAACAGGTTCTGGTGGAGGAGGTGGTGGTTCTGGTGATATTACTAGAGTAACTGCTGGTACTGGTGTATTAGGTGGAGGACCAAGTGGGGATGTAATTGTAAGTTTTGATAGTGGTTCAGTAGCTGGATTAGGTTTATCAGCAAGTGCTGGAACATTATTAGTTAATACAGGTTCATCACACTTTACGGATGGTGTTGGTAATCAACTGGATGGTGGTGAAATTTAAAAAAGAAATTACTATACTTATAGTATAGAATATAATCCTAAATAGGATTTTAATCGGAGTATATACTCCAGGCAATATAAAAGGTTACAATTTTAACAAACGAGTAAAAAAAGAAAATTATAAATTATGGCTCAAACTATTAAACATAGAAGAGGTAAACTCGAGAGTATTGCTGGTATAACCCCGATTAATGGTGAGTTAATCATCGCTTCGGGTTCTGACTTATCAGTACACCAAGAGGGTTTACTGTTTGTTGGGGTTGAAGGAAATGTATTAACTCCATCGAACAAAATATTAACAGGTTCGGCAGCTATCGATGTAACTGGTGGTTCATTTGACCATTCAGTCGATGGTATTCCGTATTATGACACCGATGACAAGAAATTATTTATTCTTGGACATGGTGGAAACACAAATGTAACATTTACAACAAATTCATTAGATTTAAAAGCATCTGGTATTGTTTCATCATCTACGCAGGTATCTGCATTAGCTGGTATTGAAGATTCAACATTAACTATTACTGCTGGTGATGGTTTAAAAACTGGTGGTTCATTTACTACTAACCAAAGTTCAAACACAGCAGTAACATTAGATATTGATGTATCTGATTTCGCTGGTACAGGTTTAGAAGATGATGGTTCAGAAAACCTTAGATTAGCAACACAAGGAACTGGTATTGATGGTGGTGGTGGAAGTACTTTAAGTATAACCGCAGCACAGACTGGTATTACATCAGTTTTAAACGCATCGTTAAAAGTTGGTAGAGATGCCGATAACGATATTGATTTTAGTACGGATAATACTATTATTTTAAGAGCAGGTGGTGAGGACCAACTTACATTAACAGATGGGGCATTAACACCTTCTTCAAACGGAATTGTAGATTTAGGTACAGATGCATTAGAATTTAAAGATGGATTTTTTGATGGTACTTTAGAAGCAGATGCTATTACAATAGGTGGAACTAATATCGTAACTGGTGGTGTAATTACATCATTAGGTACTGTAACTGCTGGTAATGTTCAAGGAATTTTACCAAGTGGAGTTCTTTCTGGTTCAGCTGGTGTAGGTGCATTAGTAACTGATGCAGCTATTGATGAAACAGCAGATTCAATTGTATTCTTTGATGGTGATAGTACACTAAAAAGAGAAGCAATCGATGATTTCTTAACTGCAATTGCTGGTACTAACTTATCAGTATCTTCAGGTCAATTAACAGCAAACGCTGGTGATATTACTGGTGTAACTGCTGGTTCTGGTATAACACAAGGTGGTACATCAGGTACTGTTGTAGTAGGTGTTGATTCAGGTTCATTAGCTGGTAGTGGTTTAGTTGCACCTGCTGGTGGAGCAATTAATATAAATGTTGATGATTCAACTGTTGAAATTAACTCAGATACACTAAGAGTTAAAGATAGTGGTATTACATTAGCAAAAATCGCTGATATCGCTGACGATAGAATCTTAGGTAATATTTCAGGTGGTTCAGCCGCTCCAAGTGCACTAACCGCAGCAAATGTTAGAACAATGATTAACGTAGCAGATGGTGCACAAGCAAACGTTGCTACTAACTTAACTTCAACAACAGCTGCAGCACAAATTACAATCAATTCATCAACGGGTACTAACGTTGTAATCGCTGAAGCATCTGATACAATCGCTGGTTTAATGAGTACTACTCATCACGATAAATTAGATGGTATTGAAGCTGGAGCAACTGCAGACCAAACAGGTGCAGAAATAGCAACAGCGTTAAATTCTGATTTAGGTGGTAACTTTACAATTGGTAACCAATCATCTGATACAGCTACATTTAGTGGTGGTGTAACAATTGCTGGTGACTTAACTGTAAATGGAACAACTACAAGTGTTAATTCAACAACTGTAAACATTGGTGATAATATCTTAGAATTGAACTATGCTGGAACAGCAGCTGATGCTGGTATCTTAGTAAAAGATGCAGTTTCAACTGGAACTTCAGGTTCATTACTATGGGATGCTAGTGAAGATTACTGGATTGCTGGAGCATTAGGTTCAGAAGCAAGAGTAGTAGTTGGTACTGGTACAACAGGAGATATTGTTAAATTTAGTGCAGCTGGTGTAATCGCTGATTCGATTTTATCTGAAAGTGGTACAACATTGACAGTTTCAAACAATGTAATTGTTAGTGGATTAACCGCTTCTCAATTAGTTGCAACTAATGGTTCTAAACAATTAGTATCAACAACAGACATATCAGCACTAACATTAACGTTAGATGGTGGTGAGTTTTAATCAGTAAAATGATAAAAATAAGAAATCCCCTTTCGAAAGATTGGGGATTTTTTTTGGTTAATTTATATTCTATATATTTATTACTATAGAACTTATAGGGGTTTACAAATAAATGGCAGTACTGATATTCAAACAGGGTAATTATACCGAAACGGGCTCTTTAGCATACGCAGAACCAATTTTCTTTACTGATGCCAACACTTTAATCATAAGTGGAGGGGTTAGTACATATACAAATACGGAGGTTTCACCTACGATTCCTGCTGGAAATGTGGGTTATAGAGTAGCAACAATAGATTCGATTAACACTGGTTCATTCTTAACAACTGGTGATGTAAGTGCATCTAACTTATTATTAGATGGTAATGCTACCATTAGGGGTAACATTACGATGGGAGGTAGCGGATTAGATTTTGGTGATGATGATACTGATAATATAGTATTTAAAGCCGATATTAGTTCATCAATTATTCCAGATGTACATAACGCATTTAATTTAGGAGCAGAAGCTAAAAGGTGGCATCACTTATATTTAGCTTGTGGTTTAACATTAGGACCTGGACCTGGCGGATTAGAGGTAACCTCTTCTGGTATAGATTTACATTCAGCTCCTTTTGGGCCTGAAGTAAGAGGAGATATCTCAGCATCCTCATCCACATTTACACATTTAGATGTTGGAACTTATTTAGATGTAGATGTAGCTGGTGCTATTACTATTAATGGTGAATCAACAACAGCAATATCATCATCAGGTGCACTAAGTATAGATTCTGAAACTGGAATAAACATAGGTAATACTACAGATAAGCCAATTAATATAGATGCTAGTACATTAGATATAGATGCTAGTGGTGATATTACCATAGATACAAATAATGCAAAAATAGCTATCGCTGCTGGTACAACAGCATCGATTGATGCAGAAGAAGGAATTCATATTGGTTTAGAAGAAAGAGTACCTGTAAGAATTGAAGGACAACCAATAACAATAAATTCATCAACAAATGTAGATGTAGATGCAGATGGAGGAAAATTAACATTAGATGGTTCTACAGGTATTGATATCGGTGTAGAAGCTGATGTACCAATCGATGTAGATTCATCAACTTTAGATATAGATGCTAGTGGTGCAATCACTATTAGTGGTAGTGGTGTATTTGATGTAAACGCTGCTGGAGCATTAACCTTAGATTCAGATACATCGATTTCTATCGGTACTGATAAAGATAAACCAATTGATATAGATGCAAGTACATTTGATGTAGATGCTAGTGGAGCGTTAACATTAGATTCAGCAACATCTATTGGTATAGGTACAAACGCTGATGTTCCGATTGATATTGATTCATCAACTTTAGATATAGATGCAAGTGGAGCAATAACTGTAGACTCAACATCAACTATTTCATTGGATGGTGTTGGTAACTCCAACTTTACTACTGATAGTGGTACTCTTGTAATTAGTAATACCACAAGTGGTGATATGACTATACTATCAGCTGGAAATATGGATATTGATGCAGGTGGTGGTAAGATTTCTATTGATGGTAGTGGTGGTATTGATATAGGTGTAGAAACTGATGTAGCGATTGATGTTGATTCTTCAACATTTGATTTAGATGCAAGTGGAAATATTACTTTAGATTCTACAACTGGAATTAATATAGGTACTGTAAATTCAGGTGTACCGATTTCTATTGGACACACAACTTCAGAAACAACAATAAACGATAACCTAACTGTAACTGGAAACTTTACAGTAAATGGAACGACAACATATGTTTCTTCATCGAATGTAACAATCGGTGATAGAATTATAGAATTAAATTATTTAGGTGCTAGTGGTAATGGTGGTTTATATGTAGGTGATGCAGATGGTACTTCAACCTCTGGTTCATTACTTTGGGATTCTACAAATGATTATTGGATAGCAGGTGCAAAAGATTTAGAACACAAAATATTATTATCAAATGGTGATTCTATTATAAGTGGTAGTGGTACAAATAACCAAATCACAACATTTACAGGCACACATGGAGTAGATTCATCAGCAAACTTAACATTTGATGGTTCTATATTAAGAATAACTGGTACAGAAGAAATTACTGGTAATTTAAGTGGTTCATCAAGTGGTTCTTTCAAAAATATAAATGTTGCAGAATCACAATTAATAGGTAATGATTTATATGTAGGTGGAACGATTTTCCATAAAGATGATACTGATACTAAAATTGTACTTACTGATGATAATATAAATATTACAGTTGGTAATCAAGATTTTATGGACTTCACTCAAGATACTGTAAGTGAATTAACCATAAATGAATCATCACAAAATTTAGATGTTAGAATAGAAGGTGAAGCAGATAATAAATTATTCTTTACAGATGCTAGTACATCACGAATTGGCGTTGGTACAATACTACCTACAACTAAACTGCATGTAGCAGGAGGTCCATTTAAAGTTGAAAATACGGGAAGTTCTCCAGGCCAGGAAACTGAGTTAATACAATTAAAATATGGAAGTTCAGGAGATGCAATTTTTATTACTGCATTAAGTCCTGGTGCTACTAGTGATGGAATTGCATTTAAAGGTTACAATGGAAGTAGTTGGACTGAGGATATTTTAACGATAGAAGATACTGGAAATATTGGAATTAACGTAGACACGCCAGGTGAAAAGTTAACAATAAATGGAAATGTTAGTGGTTCAGATAGTGCTTCATTTAAAAATATTTTAGTAGAAAATACAATCACATCTATTAGTGGTTCATTCGGAAGAGTAATTGGTTCAATCGGTTCAACTAATGGAGTAGTTAGTGGTTCATCACAAGTAGATTATAGTGGACTAAGTGGAATTAATAATGATATAGTTTCAGCTTCAACAGATTCAGGAAGAGTAAACTTTACAATTACTGATGGTAATATAACTGCTGATTTAATTGGAGGAGTAATAAGTGGTTCTTCACAAGTAACTGGTATTACTAACTCACAATTGGCTGGTTCAATCGCTAATGATAAATTAGTAAATTCAGGTATAGGAATCGGTAACGCTGGAACAATTGATTTAGGAGAATCCACTACTACTGCTAATATACTTCAAGGAAGTGGAGTAGTATCTGGTTCATCTCAAATAAGTGGATTAGGATTTGTAACTGCTAGTGATGCAACTAAACATCCAAATTGGATATCTTCTAATTTAGTAGCTGGTACAAATGTAACAATTACTTCTGGAAGTAATACATTAAGAATTAGTTCCTCTGGAGGTGGAGGAGGTGGTGGAGTTGGAACACTTCAGCAAGTTACGGATAGTGGTTCAGCAACGGATGTTCAGGTACAATTTGAAAATACAACAGATTCAACATCTAAAACAACTGGTGCAGTTACTATCGGTGGTGGTTTAGGTGTAAACAATACAATAAACGCTGGTGGTGATGTAATCGCATACGCATCATCGGATGAAAGATTAAAAGATAATATTAAACCAATCGAAAACCCATTAGAGGTTATTTCACAAATTAGTGGTAACACTTTTGATTGGAATAGTGAAAAACAGAATATTTATAATGGTAAAGACTATGGAGTAATCGCACAGGAAATCCAAAAAGTGATGCCTGAACTTGTAGATACAAGAGATAACGGTTACTTAGCAGTAAAATATGACAAGATTGTTCCTTTACTGATTGAATCAATCAAAGAATTGAAAAAAGAAATTGAGGAACTGAAATCTAAATAGAATTTTAGTTAAATGGCACAGACAATAAAATTAAGGCGTTCATCAACCGAAGGTAAAGTACCTACTACTTCACAACTTGCTTTAGGGGAATTAGCAATTAATACATACGATGGTAGAATATTCTTTGAAAAGAATGATGGTTCTGCTGCTATACAACATATAGTAACTACCGATTCCATAACTACAGGTTCAGTTTCTATCGTAGGACAATTATCAGTAGATGATATTACAATTAATGGTTCTACAATTTCAGATGGTGGTGATTTAACTTTAGATGCAAATGGTGATATTACATTAGATGCAAATGGAGCTGATATTAAGCTTGAAGATAATGGTACTGCTTTTGGTAGATTCAAAAGGTCATCATCGGATTTCGTAATAAAATCAGATTCAAATAACAATGATATAATATTCAAAGGGGTTGATAATAGTAGTACTATAACCGCTCTTACTTTAGATATGTCTGAAGCGGGTGCTGCCGCGTTCAATAGTACTATTACTGCAACTGGTGCTACATTGACTAGTTTATCTAATCAAGCTTCTGAAGCAACCGCATTGATGATAAATGGTTCAAATGTAGTTGGTACAAGAGAATTAGGTACAAACGCATTTACATCTACAACTATTACACCTGATGGTGGAGATGCTGATACAGTTGATAGTTTACACGCTTCTTCATTTTTAAGAAGTGATGCAGTTGATAGTGCTGGTTCAAAAATAACATTTAGTGGAGGTCTTAATGTACCTGATAGTACTAACATTGAAATAGGTACAGGTGCTGATTTTGTAATTAACGATAATGGTACAGATACTTTCTTCCAATCAAAAAGACATGCTGGAGAAGTTTACTTCCAAAATGAAGTAACAGATGGTACAAATCAAAATACATTAATATTAGGTACAGATACAGGAAATACATCAGCAACTTATGTAGAACTTAGATATAACAATGTTCAAAGAATCAAAACAACAACCAATGGTTCTGATATGGCTGGAATAGTCAACTTTGATGGTACTACTCAATCAACATCTAAAACAACTGGTACTGTAGTAATAGATGGTGGTGTTGGTATCGCAAAAACACTTAATGTTGGTGAAGATGTTGTAGCATACGCTTCTTCAGATGAGAGATATAAGGATTTAATCACACCAATTGAGAATCCAAATGAAAAAATTAAATTACTAAGTGGTAACACATTCGTATGGAATGATAAGCACGAAGTATTCAAAGGTAAAAAAGATATCGGTGTAATTGCACAAGAGGTAGAAAAAGTTTTACCAGAGATTGTAGAAACAAGAGATAACGGATATAAAGCCGTAAAATACGAAAAGATAGTAGCTCTACTCATAGAATCAAACAAAGAACTTATCAAAAGAGTAGAAGAGTTAGAATCAAAAATCAAATAAATGTACGATGTTTATTACACAACTGGTGGTGGTCCTTGGGTCAACGCTGGAACTGATTTGTGGGTAAATGATTTTTTAGAAAATGTTGTACCACATCTAAAGGTAAGACCAGTTTTACTTATTCATAGAACAAAACCAAAAGGATTTGAAGATTTTGAATTTCCAATAGAAACTCATTGGCAAGGAGATAATGTTGGTGAATTTGAAAAGATATGTGATGAAGCTAGAAGAATCAATATATTACATGGACACTATACTCCAATGAAAGCTATAGTAAATAACAAAGATAAGATTCATTCAAATATCTTACATAACTCAGTTGACCATATTTTAAAATCACAAGCTGGAACAGATGCTAGAATTGGTTGGCATCCGTGGTTGGATTCAAAATGGGAAATGGATGTAAATGAATGGGCAACTCATTCTATATGGGTTGGGTTATTTGATATTCTAATAAAGAATGAAGTAATAAATAATTACTATGAGTTTAAACATAACTTACCTTTGAGTAAATCAAATACGATAGGATTTGCTGCTAGATGTGAAGGTAGAAAAAATCCACATTATTTAGAAAATCTAAAATGTTTTATTTTTACAAACTCTTTTGAGTTCAATACATTTTGGAAAAATGGAGTTGGTGGAAATTATGATAAAGCAAAGATTTATCATTATTATGGTAACTTTAAAGATAAGTTTTATGATATGGATTGGGGAATATCTCATTCAGCATTTACATCAGAACCCTTTGGATATGGAATTTTTGAAGCAGTAGATAGAGGAAAATTACCTATTTTACATTCAACTTGGTGTAAAGATTTTGAGTATCCTTACCGAGTTTCATCTAAAACTGAATTTGTAGATATTTATAATAAGGTGTGTAATGATACCTACGAAACAAAAAATTATTGGTTTAATAAGATAAAAAACTATATGATTGATAATTATTCTAACAAACAATTGTGGATTGATTCGTTATTAAATATTTATAACATATAGGAGAATTTATGGCAACACTAGAAGCAGGGGATACTTTATCATTAAATAATTTAGCAACGGCTACAGATAATAGTACTAAATCAATGGGTACTGCTGCTGGTAGTACATCAACACCTATATCAATGTCAGCATTCGCAATAGATAGCGTGACTGGTATTGATGGATTTACATATGTCGTTGAAAGCACAGCTGAAGATTATGATGTAACATTTAGTGGAGCTGGTGGTAGATTTGTAAAAATAGCAGAACAAAAGAAAAATTTTGATTGGGTTGTAACAAAAAATGGTGGAGGAACATCTTTATTTACCTCAGCATCATATTCACAAGCTGCAGCTGGTAGTGGTTCAATTACTTTGACAGCTGGTGATATGTCAAACGCAGGAGGAGCTCTGATAGGAGCAACTATTCATACATTAGGAGTAACATTCGCTGATGGATTTAATGACCATATTGGAGCAGCTGAGGGATATAATGTACAACAAACAAAAAATATATACTCAGTAGATACATATGATGGTAATGCAGCTTCACTTTGTTTAGTGAGTGATTCACCTATTGAAAAAGCAGATGGAACAATCGTAGAAATTGGAGATTTATCAGAAGGTGATGAATTAAAAGGATACTCATTAGCAGGATTATCAGAAATGTCTGATTCTAACTACTTAGAATGGTCAACTGATAATTTAGGTGAAACACAAAAAAATGTTAAAGTTGTTAACATAACTTATTCATTTAGTAATAAAATATACAATATTAATGATGGCCAAATAAAAGGTACACATGAACATCCAATGTTAGTAAAAGATTCAACAGATGGATTGTACAGATTCAAAAGATTAATTAGTATTGAATTAGGAGATAAACTTATTAGAGCAGTAGATGGTTCATTAACTGAAGTTGAAGTAGCATCTATTGTGTTAGAAAACGAAGATGTGGAAATAGTATCAATGGATGTTGAGGTTCAAGATACATATTTAGTAAATGGATATCTAACTCACAACAAAGGTTCAGATTCTCATACTGATTTAGCAGCACCTGGTGCACCATCATCAATTACATACTCGTTTGCAGGAGATACTATAAGTTGGACAGCACCATCATCAGTTGGTACAACAGGTATTACTGCTTATGATTGGACATTATCAACTAATTCTGATTTCAGTTCACCTTTAAGTGGTGGAGATGAGACAGAGTGGTCAGCAACTTCTATACCTATAGCAGCTCAGATTGGTATTTTAGCTAATGGTGATACACACTATTTTAGGGTAAGAGCTATTGACCAAGGATTAGCAGGAACATATGGTACATTAACATTTACTGCTGGCCCTTCATAAAAAATTATGTTTTGAAAAAAACTATATATTTATATATACTAACAAATTGTTATAATAAATTAAGGTAAAATGGCAAAAGTACAAAAATTAACAAAAGAAGAGTTGACTAGTATCAGCTCAATTAGAAATGAAGCTTCTCAGATATTTTTTGAATTAGGAAGAATATCAATTAGAAGAAGAAATGTTAATCTTCAGATTAATGAAGAAGAAGAAAAGCTAGAAAATCTACATGATGCGCTAGTTAAAAAAGAAAATGAGTTATATCAAACTCTAAATAAAAAATATGGAGATGGTGAAATAGACCCTACAAAGGGTGAATTTATTCCAACTCCATCAAAAGAAAAATAAGTTTTTGAAAAAGAATTTAATACTTATATGTGTATAATATTACATTATCACTAAAGGAGAATAAAAAATGGCAGAAAAAATCGTATCACCTGGTGTATTTACAAGAGAGAATGATTTATCGTTTATTTCACAAGGAATAGGAGAAATCGGAGCAGCTGTGATTGGACCTTTCAAAAAAGGACCAGCGTTTGTTCCAACAATCGTAAATACCCAATCAGAATTTGAAGAAATCTTCGGTACACCTGATGGAACATACTATACAGGATATACCGTACAAAATTATTTAAGAGAAGCAGGAACTGTAACAATTGTTAGAGTTGGGCAAGTTGGAGGATATACTCATGTTGACCCTATTGGTGTTGTTGTATCTGGTTCACAATCAGGTAACGCATCTGGTAGTGCTGGAGGTAGACAACTTGTTGGAGCATTATTCGCAACAGAAAATGGAACTGAATCAACTGGATTCCCAACAGCTACAAACTCAATTAGTTGTCAGTTATCTTCTTCTACATTTAACATAAGTGGTTCAGAATTAGGAACTGCAGTATCGGCATCAATCATCCCATCATCAGGTAGTGATATATCAGATGTATTCGGTGATTCACCGCTTGGAAGTAAAAATGTATATGCATACAAATACTTTGAAAAAGCAGCAACTGATTCAACAGGATTCTTTATAGATAGTGGTTCATCAATTGAGATGGTATCTTTAGCAGACCAAGACTTTGCATTCGATACAAGTAGAGCAACTACACCATATGTTAAATCACAACTTATTTCAGGCGAAAGACATAACTTATTTAGATTCCATACTTTAGCTCATGGTAGTGATACGAACCAAGAGTTTAAGATTTCAATCTTTAATGTTAAAGCAGCAGGAAGTTCAGCAGCTACAGATTACGCAACATTCTCAGTAGCAGTTAGAAAATTTAGTGATACAGATAAGAGAAAGAATGTATTAGAAACATTCAACAATGTTAACTTAGACCCAGCTTCACCAAATTACATCAAAAAAGTAATCGGTGATAGAGTTGTAAGTATTGATGCAAATGGTAAACAAACTGAAACTGGTGATTACATCAACTACTCTAAATACATTTATGTAGAGTGTGTTGAAGAAGGTTCATTCCCAATTACAGCAGCTCCATTTGGACATGGTGAGTACTCAAACCCAATAGCAGTTGTTAACGCAACTTCTCCTGAGGAAAAAATTGTACCACCAGCAACATTCAGAACAACTTCTGATTCAAATACTTCATCCAACAAGTTAAACTTTGCTGGTTTAGATGTAGAAACTACAACTACCAAAATAGATAACACTAATTACTTAGCACCTATCCCAACAAACGCTGGTACAGGTTCTAACTCAGTATTCGCATTTGATTCAAATCTTTCTTACGAAATGACTGGTTCAGCTGCAACTGATATCGCTAAGAGACAATTTAGTGTATTCTTCCAAAGTGGGTTTGATGGTGTATCACCGACAGTAAGAAAACAATTAGGTTCAAACATCTCAGCAGGTAACTCGCAAGGATTTAACCTATCATCTTCTACTGCTAGTGGTTCAGTAGCATATGTAAAAGCAATTAACGCAGTATCAAATCCTGATGATTTTGATATCAACTTAGTATCAGCACCAGGTGTGATTAGAAGATTACACTCTTATGTGTTTGATAAAATTATTGATATGGTAGAGGATAGACAAGATGCATTCTTTATTGGAGATGCAACTTCAGTTAACGATACTATAGCACAAGCAACAACTCAGGCAGATGCAGTAGATTCAAACTATGTTGGAGTTTACTATCCTTGGGTTAAGACAATCGATATTAATACTAACAAACTAACCGCAGTACCACCATCAGTATTGATGCCAGGTATTTACGCAGCTAACGATAGAGTAGCAGCTGAATGGTTCGCACCAGCTGGTTTAAACAGAGGTGGAATTGTAGGAGCAGTTTCAGTATTAAACAGATTGACACACGCTGAAAGAGATACACTTTATGAAAACAAAGTAAATCCAATCGCAGCATTTCCTGGCGAAGGTATTGTAGCATTCGGACAAAAAACATTACAGGATAAAGCATCCGCTTTAGATAGAATTAATGTTCGTAGATTGTTGATTAAAGTTAAAAAGTTTGTAGCAAGTACTTCTCGATTCTTAGTATTCGAACAAAATACGGCACAGACTAGAAATAGATTCATAAACACTGTACAACCTTATTTAGAAGGTGTACAACAAAGACAAGGGTTATACGCATTCAAAGTGGTGATGGATGAAACAAACAACACTCCTGATGTAATCGATAGAAACATATTAGCAGGTCAAATATTTTTACAACCTACTAAGACGGCTGAATTCATAGTAATTGATTTCAACATTCTACCGACAGGGGCTTCGTTCTCAGCATAATGAAAATTTAAAAACTATATATTTATAATAGTAATAGGAGAATAAAAAAATGGCAGAAGTATTAGAATTCAACGAAATGTTTTATACCAACTTCGAACCGAAGATGAAGAACAGATTCATCATGAACATCGATGGTATAGATTCATATTTAATAAAAACAGCCAACAGACCTACTATTTCTTTTGAACCTGTAACATTAGACCATATCAATGTTAAGAGAAAATTGAAAGGTAAAGGTGAGTGGCAAGATGTAGAGATTACTCTATATGACCCAATTGTTCCTTCAGGAGCACAACAAGTGATGGAGTGGGTAAGAACTTCACATGAATCACTAACTGGTAGAGATGGATACGCAGATTTCTATAAGAAAGATGTAAACTTCTTTATGTTAGGGCCTGTAGGTGATAAAATTGAACAATGGACATTAAAAGGTGCATTTATTACATCAGCTGCATTTAATGATTTAGATTGGGCTTCTAATGACCCAGCTGAAATCACATTGACGTTATCTTACGATTACGCTATCTTAGAATTCTAATACTAAAATATACTGAAGAAAGAAAGTTCTCTTAGTGAGAACTTTTTTTTTGCTCTAATTTCTAATTTTTTGATTCTTATATATTTATATACAAACAAATAAAGGTTAATTATGGCAGAAAATAAAAAATATGACTTTCCAACGGAAGTAATCACACTTCCATCGAAAGGTTTAGGATATGCTGAAAATCATCCCTTAGCAAAAGGTGAAGTTGAGATTAAGTATATGACAGCTAAAGAAGAAGAAATCTTAGCTTCTCAAAACCTAATCAAAAAAGGTGTAGTTTTGGATATGTTATTCGAATCTATCATCGCTGATAAATCAATTAATATAGATGATATACTATTAGGTGATAAAAACGCTATTGTATTAGCAACTCGTATCTTAGGTTATGGACCTGAGTATAAAGTGGGTATTACTGGTGATGATGGTGAAACCGAAGAAGTAGTAGTTGATTTATCAAAAGTACAAACTAATGAGGTTGATGCAGAAAAACTTAAAAGAAATAATGAATATGAGTTTGTAACTCCTACAGGTAAAAATGTTATTGTATTCAAACTTCTTACACATGGAGATGAAAAGAAGATTGATGTTGATGTAAAAGCAATGAGTAGATTGAATAAAGGAGGAGCATCAAATGAACTTACAACCAGATACAGATATATGATTAAATCAGTAGATGGTAAGGAAGATACAAAATCAATCGTAGATTTCGTAAATAACAAATTTTTAGCAAGAGATACTCGAGCATTTAGAGCATATTTGAAGGAACTTCAGCCGGATATGAATATGGAGTTTGAGTGGACTAACCCTCAGACTGGAGTAAAGGAGGCAAAACCTATCCCTATGGGAGTCGGGTTTTTTTGGCCTGGCGAGTAATTACTCCTCTTTACTACACAATCAAATCTTTGAGATGTGTTATTTCGGAAATGGTTATACATTTAAAGATGTATATGAAATGCCTGTTCATATCAGAAACTTCCATTACAAAAAGTTAGCTGATGTTAAGAAGCAAGAAAAGGAACAACAGGACAAAGCTATGAAGAAAACATCATCAAATGTCAGAAAACCAAACGTAAGAGTGAGGAAATAATTCCTCACTTTTTTTTTACCTTATATTTATAGTTGTACAATTACATCCACAAAGGAGAAAAATATGAAATTAACTAAAGAAACTCAAAACGTTGTAAAGGAGATTGCTAGAAAGCATAACCTAAACGAATTAGGGTTTTTCAAATCTTTGGTAAAACAAGCCATATTTAAAAAAGCACTAAAAGATAAAGAATTTGTAAAATTAGCTAAACAAGTTGATTCATCAATGGACAGAATAGCTAAAAAGGTGAAAGATATGGAAGCTAGAGGTGAGGAAGTACCTGATTTATATAAAAATTATTTAAAAGGAAAAAGATTTTAAGATTAATCAATGGCTAGTCAAGATCAACTAAATAGGCAAAAAGAATCTATCCGTTTGGAAAAAGAATATCAACAAGCGATGAGCTTTTCTGCTCAAATTCAAAAAGATATAAACAAACAAATAGATGGTCAAGTTGATGGTAGGACTAGACTTGGTAAAGCAGTAAAAGAACATAATGATAATTTAAAATCATCATTATCCAGCCTTCAATCATCGGAAGATGTAGCAAATAAACTTGTTGATATTCAAGCTGAAAACTTAGTTTTACAAAAATCAAAAAATCAATATAATAAAGATGAAGTAAATGCTAAAATAGCAGCTAATAATTTTGCTGCAGAAGGATTACAATTAGATTTTGAAAGATTAAGAGCAGCAGAACAATTCGATGATATTCAAAAGGGAGTAACATCTTCACTTAATGACCAAATAACTAAAATTCAAGAATTTGGTAGTAATATTCCAGTAATAGGAGGTTTATTCGATAGCATTTTTGGTAGTACCTTTGATGGGTTAAGAAGTGATATTGGTGCCGCTGGAAAAGAAATGGTAACTCAATTTGCTGCTGGTGGTATGAGTTTTTCTAATTTAACTGCTTCATTTTCAAAATTTGGAGGAAAGGTAATGGCGTTACTTGCAAATCCAATGGTATTAGCTGGGTTAGCTATAGCTGGTGTAGCAGCTGCTATAGCAGTAGTAGTTTCAGCATTTTCTAAATTAGATGCAGCTGCTAAAACATTTAGAGATGAAACTGGATTAACTAATTCTCAAATGGTAGGATTAGATGCTACTATTCAGAGTGTGGCTATAAGTAATGCTCAGTT